GAGCGTGAGGCGTGTGCAAAGTTATGTGAGGAAGGGATAGCAAATGCAGATGATTGGAACAGCGCCCATTGGGATCAGGCTTGCGAAAATCGAGCATGGGCCATCCGAGCAAGGGGACAAGCATGACTAAAGACGAAGCATTGAAGCTGGCGTTGGAGGCGTTGGAAATTGGTTTGCCGTTGATTGAAGATTTTGGTAGTAAAGAACAATTAAATACTCAGCACAAAGCAATTGCCGCCATCTATGAAGTTTATGAAAAAGCAAAGCAGAATTCTGTAATTGGGGTTCAGTATGTACAGGGAATTCCTTTTTTTCCTCCACCACAGCGCACATGGGTTGGGCTGACGGATGAGGATTGTGATGAGGTTGAGCGATGGGTGGAGTTCAAGGAAGAAGGTAGCGGTCGCGTACCAAACCTAAAACTCATTCGCTACATTGAAGCCAAACTCAAGGAGAAGAACACTTGAGTAAATCAGCAACACCTGAACCACTGTACAGACAGTTCACGCCTGAAGAAGATCGTGGCAAGACAATGGTCAGTAAGTATTACAGAGTGAATCAGAACATGGATGGGTTGGGCGTAAGCCTTCATCCATACCTTGTCGAGTGCAACATACGAATTGACTTTGGTCACGATGGTGGCATCTACAAAGTTGAGTGGAACAACAAAATACTAGGAGCAAGAAATGAGCGAAGCACAGTTAAGCATATGGGAAAAGGCGCTGGGATGGCGCAAACGGCAGATGATTATGAAGCAGCTCGACCCGATCTCAAACAAGATTAGGAACGACACGCTTGAAGAGGTGGCGAAGGAGGTGGACAACTTCAAAGCTTTTGAGAAGGACACCATGGGAAGCTTCGCCGCCTACGTCCGGAGCCTAAAGCGATGATCAAATACGACGGCTACGACGAAGCAATCATTGGCCCTGCGCATATTTGGCGGGACCATACAACAGTTGCCGTGCTGGTCTATGACGCGGAAAAGATTGTAGAAATACTAATGCGGGATGGATGCTCGGCCGAAGAGGCTAGGGAGTTCATCGAGTTCAACATTGAAGGCGGATACCTGGGGTTGGAAACACCTGTGCTGGTATGGCCTAACGACATATGGGATGAAGAAAATGATTGAGAAAGCATCAGCCGATGAGCATCAGGTGGGTGGCGACCACTATCACAAGATTGGCATCCAGCCCTGGGAGGTCATGGAATCTGTGCTTAACCGCCAGGAATTCATTGGCTTCCTGAAGGGCAACATTATCAAATACAGCATGAGAGCTGGCCGCAAAGAGGGGTCAGACGATGCCGCCAAAGCTTGGCATTACAAACAAAAGCTCAATGAATTTATAGGTTTTGACGCACCATTTTAAGGGGATGAAATGTTAGATAGAAAAGAACTAGAACTGAAACTAATCAGGCTGGATGGCGGCACCCAGGTGCGCGCAGCAATCAAAGAAGAGGCGGTGATGCGCTACGCTACGGACCTGGAAGGCGGGTCGGTCTTCCCCCCGATGCGGGTATTCTTTGACGGCACAGATTACTGGATGTCTGACGGCTTCCACCGGTATCACGCGGCCCTTCGTATTGGGATGGCCACCTTCCCATGCGAGGTAGAAACCGGCACCCCCAGGGACGCCCTGTTCTTTGGTAGTAGTGCCAACAATCTGCACGGCCAGCCGATGGACAACGCTGACAAACGCAAGGTCACTATGATTTTCGTAGAGGACTTTGAATGGGGTGAGTGGAGTAATGCAGAAATTGCCAGGAAGGTGGGGGTGTCTGCTCCGTTCGTTGCCAAGATGCGTGGCGAAAGCGCGCCGGCCGTTCGGAAATACATTACACCCAAAGGCAAGGTGGCTGAGAAGCGTACCCCCGAAAAGAAAGATAAGCCAGCCAAGCCCGCGAAAGAAGCGCCGTTGATTGAGGCGCCCAAACCTGCGGATCCGCCAGCCGTAGACCACCGCCAGGAAATGGTAGACGAGCTGATTGCTCAGAACGAAACGCTAACCGACCGCTTGGCCGTCAAAGTCATGGACGCGACAGCTGAAGAGAAGAAAGCAGCGGAAGATCTGATTAAACAATTGCGCGAAGAGATTCGTATTCTGAAGTTAGAAATGAACGCGGTTAAATCTAGCAGGGATAAATTCCAGTTGGAAAACGCGCAGCTCAAGCGTCAGATTTCCATGCAACAAAGACAACTTAAAGCCTACGAATAAACAAGGCCCAAGCCGGCGGGCATAGTGTGCCGGCAGCGGAGAATCAAATGAGTTTACAACTAAGGGATTATCAAGACGCTACCCTGGCAGCGCTACGCCAGGGATTCGCAGATGGAAAGCGCGCGCAGATACTGTACGCACCGACCGGAGCGGGCAAGACAGAGATGGCCATTGCTTTGCTCAATGCAACCAGGGGCAAAGGTAACAAGGCAGCGATGCTGCTGGACCGAATCATTCTGTGCGACCAGACCAGCGAGCGGCTGGAAAAGTATCACATTCCCCACGGGGTTCTACAGGCCGGGCATTGGAGGTATCGGCCCTACGAAAACATCCAGGTATGCTCAGCGCAGACGCTGGAAAAGCGGGGCTCATTCCCTGGGCTGAATCTTTTAATCGTCGATGAGTGCCATACCACCCGGCAGCAGACAGTTGATTTCATCAAGAACAATCCTGATGTGCGGGTCATCGGGCTGACGGCCACCCCTTTCACCAAGGGGCTGGCCCATATCTATGACAACATCGTCAACACAGTCACGACCAGGGAGCTGGTAGAGCAGAAGGTATTGATGCCGCTGCGTGTTTTCATTGCAAAAGAAATCGACATGACTGGGGCTAAAAAGGTGGCGGGCGAATGGTCCCAGGCCGAGGCATCCAAGCGGGGCATGCAGATTACTGGGAACATTGTCGAGGAGTGGATCCGAAAGACGAATGAAATCTTTGGTGGCCCGCGCAAAACGATTGTATTCTGTTCGGGCGTAGAGCATGGCGCCGACCTAGCCGCACAGTTTGCAGCCGAGGGTTATAACTTTGTGTCGGTCAGCTACCGGGATGATGACCAGTTCAAGCGGGATGTGATTGAAGATTTCGCCAGGCCGGACACAGAAATACATGGATTGATTGCCACGGATATCCTAACTAAAGGCTTTGATGTCCCTGATGTAATGATTGGGGTGAGCGCCAGGCCGTTCAGCAAATCTTTATCGTCCCATATCCAGCAGATGGGCCGCATCATGCGCCGGGCTGACAACAAAGAGTTTGCCGTTTGGCTGGACCATAGCGGGAACTACTTGCGTTTCCAGGAAGATTGGGAAGCGGTCTATCACAACGGCGTAGACACCCTGGATGACGGGAAAGAAAAGGCCAAGAAAGAAAAGACAGAAGACGAAAAGAAAGAATCCAAGTGTCCATCATGCGGGCATCTGTGGCCCGGCGGTTCGGATACGTGTCTGCATTGCGGCCATGTGCGCGAGCGTCAGAACAAGGTGAGCAGTATCCCTGGCGTATTGGAAGAGCTGGAAGGGATGGCCAGCAGGGATAACAAGCAAGCGTTTTGGGCGATGTGCCAATGGCATGTCAAGTACAGGGGATGGTCGACTGGCCGTGCTGCGCATTGCTATAAAGATAAATTCGGGGTATGGCCCAGGGGCCTGGCTGATACGGCAGCGCCCCCGGATACTTCGTTTGAGAAGTTTGTCAAGAGCAGGCTCATTGCATACCTGAAGGGGAAGGGTAAATGAATGACCTGGTTACCTATTGCAGGCTGCATGGCATCCTGATCGACAGTCCACCGCCGATTGGATACTGGCGCCGATACCCGACGGAAGACCATCCCAACAGTCGGAACGGAGCGGTCAAGTACATGGGTACTCATGCGTTCGTTCAGAACTGGGCGACCGGCACAGAGGTGGCGGTTTGGCATGCGGATGACCTGAAACCGGATGATGTTGTGCGCATACAGAAGCAAGCCAACGATGCCGAAGCGCAGCGACAGAAGCAGGGGAAGGAGGCGGCCAGCAAAGCGGCCTGGATTCTAGACCAATGTCAATTCGGTAGGCATGACTATCTGAAAGCGAAGGGTTTCCCGGAAGAACAGGGGAATGTGTGGGCGTTTAATGGGCAGCAACTGTTGGTCATTCCGATGCGGTCGGATGGACACCTAGTGGGTGTACAGTTAATCGACCAGGTTGGCGGGAAGAAGTTTTTGTCCGGCCAGCGCACGAGCGGGGCTGAGTTTGTGTTCAACAACAAAGGGATGCACGTCCTGGTCGAGGGGTATGCCACGGCGTTGTCTATCCGGCTGGCCTTGTCTCAACTGAAGCGCCGCTACACGTTGCATGTTTGCTTCAGCGCGGGGAACATGGTGAAGGTGGCTGCCAGGTTGCCGGCTGGGGTGGTCATTGCTGACAACGATACCAGCGGCACCGGCGAGCGGGTGGCCAAGCAGATCGGATGGCCGTATTGGATGAGCGATGTCGAGGGAGAGGATGCCAACGACACGCACCGGCGGCTCGGGTTGTTCAAGTTTTCCCAAAGCCTGACCCGGTCAGTTGTAATACTCTGAAATCTGAATGGGCCGGACCGTGAAATCTTTTGGGTATTCACGCTCCAGCTCTTTGATGCCGGTCATTATCTCGATGCCCAGGTCAAACGAAGCCTGACCCAGGCCTAGATAATCGGCCGACACAGTAACGACGCCGTCCTCCTCATGCAGGAATATTGCGAATAGTGTTGGGCGCTTCTTCATGGATGCTCACAATCTTAGTTTGTTTGCCGTCTATGGCATCATATTTCAAAGCCAAGTCGGTGACCAGCCGGATGATATCTAACCGGCTGGCCGCCTCCATTGTCAGCGTAACTTGATGCTCGCGGATGATGGTTATCCAGTACTTCACGACGTCCACCAGGCCACCAGCAGCGCAGCAAAGCCGACGCCGATAGCCACGGCCGTGAGAACGTCGAGTGCAGTTTCGTAACTTTGTTTCATGTCTTCACCTCGTTAAAGTTTTCGTCCAGGTGGCCGGCATCTTGCAGGGCCACCTCCAGGTTAAAAACAAAATCCCGGATGAAGTTTGGGGCGTCGCGGCCATCGGAATAGAAGGCATCATTGAATAGCTCAATGACATATTTGGCCGATTCGGGGTTGCCCTTGAAGCTGAGCCCCTTGTTTTCGGCCTGGATCGTGATTGTGTTTGACATGTTTTCTCCTTTGATTTATGAACCGATGGCTGCGTAATAGCCGGCGGCATAGACTGTGTATTGATTGTTTTTGTTTGTCGTTATTTCCAAATTGGAGCCGGTGAAGTACGCGACGGCAGCCGCCGCCAGTTCGTACTCTTCCGCGGGTATGGTGGCCCGGATGGGCCCCTTCCAATTGCCCGGCTTTTTGATTTTGTCAAACGCTCGGCTCAGCTCCTCCTGGGTGTAGTTAAAAAAGACGGCGTCGGGTTTTCTTGCCACGGCGGCCGGCTTGGGCGGGTCGACTCGTACTAATTGCATGGTGTTCTCCTTACCAATTTGCATATTTCTTGAACGCCTTTTTGTATTCGGCGTAACTCTCAAAAGGTCCGTTGCGTAGGCAATAATGCAAGAACAGTTCATCCATAAACCAGCCCTGTGCCAGCTCATCCCCTGATCGGCCCAAGTCTTTATATTCCTCGCCGTTGTAGTACTCGGCCAGGACCATCTTCACCTCGGGCCATTGGAAGCGGCCCCTGGCGGTTTCCACCAGGCCGGTGCCGGCGACGCGGCCGTATCCGTCATAGGACCCGGTGAATTTTTTGCCATTGGGCAGCAGCGCCACCACCTCGCTAAGCCTGGGGATGTCCTTGTAATGGGACACAATTGGAAGGTGCGTTTTTGCGCATGTTTTAGAAAAGAAACCCATAATAAATTCTCCTTTAGATTGATGGAATAGTTGGTAATTTGCGGTTGGTCGTGAACAGGGAGCCGGCGCCGTTGCCTTCGTCGTCGCGGCTTGGATAAAAACGCAGACCATTGTCTAGCGTAATGATTAGCGGGCGGTGGTGCCAATCCACCTCGTTCGCGTCGTCTTCGGTCATGTAATCAACGGACACAATGCGGCGGCCCACCAATAATTCAGCGGCGGCTTTGGTCCAGCGGTCTTGTATGTCGGTCATTGGATGGACTCCTTTAAGCGGTTAGTCGGTTGTATTGGTCGTTTATTTCTTCATCGGTGTAAGTGGTGAAACCTCCTTTCGCAAAAAATTCTGTCACTTCTCCCACTAAATTCAACTCCTGACCATTACCCAAAAGCCAATCAATTTCGTTTTGGGTTAGCGTGAAAATCTTTTCTTCTCTTGTTGTCATCGGATGAACTCCTAGTTGTTGTCGATTAGTTCTAAGGCCTGGGCCTTGCATGTTTCTACCTGCTCGGGCGTCATGCCGCGGGCTAGTTGCTCGGCCATGGCGACACAATCGCCGGCGCGTTTTTTGTCGGGCGCGGTTATAGCTAAAACCAGCGCGAGCGTGAGGGCGTGGGGGCGGTTCACCGGATGGACTCCTAGCGCTGGCGCACTTCTGCGCGGCCGGTTTCAATTAGGCGGCGCGCCTCGGCGCGGTCGTCGATCCGTTCGGATTCCAGCATGCGCCGGAGGGTGCCGGCCTGGGCTATCGTTTGGGCCGGCGTCTTGGCGCGCTGGTACCGGGCGCCGGCGTTGATATAGTCTGCTTCGGGGTGGTTCATTGTTGGCCTTTCAGTTGGTTAAATGGTGCAGCATCCGCAGCACGGCGCGTCAAGGCACCGGCCGTTTTTGTTTCTGTAAAATTCCCGGCCGCTAAAATTAAAAACATCACTAACCCTGGGCTGGTCCGTTGTGAAGGTCATGCGGTCGTCGTCGGGCTCCAGCTCGGCGGTCCTGGTGTCGGTGTTGTAGATAATAAAATCCCCGGGGTTTATCCGGGCGCCGGATAAGCTGCATTTGCCTGGGTACTTTGCGCGCATTTTTTTAAGCATGTTCAACCTTTCAAAATTGGGATAACCCGGCGCGCCTTGGCGTCGGTCTGTTTTGCTTTGCTGCCGTGGGCGCGAAAACCTACGATAAAAGCGCGGTCGGTCCGGCTGCACCATGGCTGGAAATTTCCGCAGCTCTCGCATGTTGCGCCTTCGCGGGTCTGTGCCTGGCATATGACAATCTGCCGGCCTTCGGGCGTGTAACTAATTTCGGGCGTGTCGGTTGGCACAATGCAAGCGACCGGGCCGGCGTTTAAATTGGCCAGCTGATCGGCATGGCCCGCGTCGTCGGCGCTAAGGTTTATTGTGAAGCCCCAGGCGTTGGCGTGTCGTATCCAGGTTATGGCGTCGGGGTGGTGCTTGTGTGTGTAGGTAAACCCGCGGCGGCCTTTGTTGGCCTTGACTATTTCCCCCAGCTGGTAGGCGTCAATCGTCGCGCCCTGGCCTGGTAAATCCCCGGCGACGTTCATCCGCCAAACCTGGCCCGGTGGGAGGCTGGCGATTGCCTGGGCATGGGCGCGGATATCATGGCCGCGGGTCGGGACCTTGTCCCAGGTCATGCGGGTGTAAAAATCTTCGCCGTAACAATCGGCGCCGTAGTGGCTGCAGTCGGGCGGGCATGAGCTGCGCGCGCTATACGTAACCGGGATTGGTCCGGTTTTGCGGTTCCCGCTGCTGCGGATAAAGTGAAAATTATTCATTGTTTAGGCTCCCAGGTTGACGGACAAAAAACGGTCGGAAATAAAGCGCTCAATCTTGGCCAGGCTTTCGGCGCGCTGCTTGGCGCGGGCCTTGGCCTTGGCTCGTTTGTTGGCTGCATGGTCCCGGCATGCCTGGCGCCAGCCGGCCGCATATCCTGGAGGATTCGGGGCCAACTTGTCGAGCTGGTCCAGGATACGGGCCGGGCAAGCGTAGGCGTGGGGGCCGCAGTCTTCGCTCATGTCTTTGTAAAAGAATTCAGTCAGGCCGTTGCGCTGCTTGCGGCGCTCGGTTAGGCATACAAGGCCCGAGTAATGCGCGGCGCCGGTGGGGTCGGTGCGTTTGCTGATTGCGTACCAAGTCGCGCCGATTGTCGCGGTGTCGGTTATTTCCCAGCGGCTGCCATCGGTGCCGGCCTGGGTGAATTCCCGGCGTAGCACTTCGTCGGTGGTTGCGGTGGTATTGATTGCGTATGAGGTCCATCCCATGATTTATTCTCCTTAATTAAAAAGTGGCGCGGCGGCCGTTATTTGCTCGATGATTGCGGCGGTTTTTTCGCGGTTGATTTCTTCGCCGCGGTTATGGTGCAGCCGGGCCAAAATGGTTAAATCCTGGCCCAGTAAATAGGTTCCGTTATCGCCGTTGTCGCGGTCGCTGCCGGCGTAGTGCAGCCGGTAAACGTTCATTCCAACATTGCAGCGGAAAAAATAGCGGGCCAACATTTCGGCGAGCTGGTCCAGCGCTTCGGTTTGTGCCTGGGGCGTGCGGGCATGGCGTAGGCCCAGCTGGCGCGCTGCGGTTAAAAATCCCTCTACGCTGGCCCGGCCGCCGTTCCAGTGAAGGTATATCGCGGGCGCATTGTTGGCGGTGTTGAATGTAATTACTGCGCGGTTTCCCATTATTGATTCTCCAATTGTTTGTTTAATTGCTCCAGGATGTCGGCGCGGGTGCCGGTGAATCCCTCTTTTTTAAGGATTGCATAAGCGCTGGGGCCGCGGCTGCGTTTCATGCCAGCAATTTCCAGCCTAAGCGCTGCGCGTAGGGTGGCCAGGCGGTAGCGCGCTATCTGGTCGGGGGTGTCGAGTATGGTCATAGTGGGCCTTTAATAGTTGCGGGTTATGTGAAGGTGAACAAAGTATTCCCGGGCGCTGGTGCGTTTAACGCTGGCGTGAGTGGTAGGGCATCCGCAACAGTCATGCTCATGCGTGCAGCTGCTGCCGCCCAGGGTGGCCGCGATTGCCCGGCCCAGGTCAACGGCGCGCAGCTGGCGCGGTCCTATAACCTTGGTCGTGAAGGTGCCGGCGTCGTCAAAGCCCAGGGGCTCGGCGGTGGCATTCCAGCGCAGCATTTTCGCGGTTCCCAGGTGCTGCCATTCGTCCAGGTCGGCCCAGCCGCTGGCATAGGTGTACGTGTTGCGTTGGTGTAGTTCAAGCTTGGTCATTGGGTGCCTTTCAGTTGGTGGGGTTGTAAGCCTGGAGCAAATCGAGTAATTTTGCTTCGACCTTTTCGGCGTGGCGGCGGCTCAGTCCGTTAGGGTCTAGCAGGGTGGTTTCAATCCAAATAAGCTTGTCGGTTTGTGCCTGGTATTTGCGCAAATCCTCCAGGGTAAGCAAATCGATTAGTAGTTGAAGCTTGGTCATGGTGTGCCTTTCAAGCGTTTAAGTGTTTGAGGGTGTGCAGCTGCTGGCCGATTCCTTGGCCGGCTAGCGGCCGGGATACATTGGGCCAGCCTTCAACGGCGGCGGCGTAGTGCTTGCCAGCCAGGACCACCACCGGGCGGCCTTTGTGCTGCTGCAGCTGCTGGTCGGTCATTGCTGCCCAAACGGCGCGCTGGTGCTTGGACATTTGTGCCAGGGTTTTGTTATAGGGTGCCAGGTTGGCCGCTGGGTTAACGGCGCCATGCAAAGCGCTCAAAATGATTACATCGGCGCCGGCCCGATCAGCGGCGCGCATTGCCAGCTTGAATGCCTGGCCCTGGTAGAGGTCGGCGGCCGGTGCGGTGCGGTCCAGCTTGGCGGCGCTGCATGCGATTAAGTAGAGGGGTTTCATTGGAATAAGTCTCCGGTTGTTTGTTGGGTGGTTATTGGTGCCATGCCCAGGGCGGCGCGCAGCTGGTTCTTTTCGTCGTTAATTAAATAAATGCGGCGCTTGTACTCCGCCGGCGTGAGCTGGTAGTTAACCGGGCGCACGGCGTCAAGTTCCCGGCGGGCCTGGCGCATGATGGTTTCGTGTGTGCTCATGCCTGGCCCCTTAATGCTTTGAACATAAGGCACTCGTTATAGGTGCCGGTGAATGCGATGCGATAACCCCGGCGCTGCTCGCTGCCCTTGCATACGATACAGTTTCCGTGGGTGTCGGTTTGTGCTGTGTACATCTGTGCGTTTCCCTTCGTGTTGGTTTGTTGTCTGCATCCTGGCTGGTGCATTGGGAGATAATGTAGCATGTTGTCAAGCCCTCTGTCTGTCACTTATGCGACACCAAAAAAGGCGGTTTTTTAGGGTACCGGGTAGGGTATGAATACCTTCAGGGGTAGGGTATCGATGCGCGCCCAGGTCGACGGCGTGGGGACCGGCTGCGGTTACCTGGTAGCAGCTTTTTTGCCTGGGGCCGGTGGTTTGGTGGCCGGTCCTGGTGCTGCAGCTGGTGGCGCCCTGGTCAAGCGGCGGAGTTTTTATGCGGTGCCTGGTCGGTGGGTTTTGACCTGGGGCCGGTGGCCAGCTGATCAGGGTGGGACCATGGCGGCGGGGATTGCCGCGGGTATTCCGAGCGCTAGCGAGTGGCCCAGGTGCTGCGATTGTGTAAGGGGATTAGATAGAAGCATAAGCGCCGCCAACTATTCCCAGGCTGCCATAAAACCCCGTTTCCCTGGGTTTATTGACAGTAATCCTTTTGTTCCTGTATATTGCGCCGCATGACACAAACAAAACTAACCCGCAAACAAATCCGCGAAGGCCTGGAACAAACCCCGGTAGACCAGCTGCTGGGTAGAACTGCAGCGCGCGAACTTACCGGGAAACAAAAGGCCTTCGCCCTGGAAATTGCGAAGGGCGCCACGGGTGCCGCAGCTTACCGGGCTTCATACAAAACCAAGGCAACACCCAAAACCCAGGGCAACCAGGCGCACAAGCTGCGCAAGCGTCCCGATATAAACGCGGAAATCCTGGCCTACCAAGCGGCCATTGAAAGCGAGAAACATAGAACGCCGGCCGCTTTGCGTGCTCTCATAATTAAAAGCTTGGTCGGCGTCATCATCGACGAAGACACGCCGCCGGCCGTGCTGGTCCAAGCGGCCAAGGTAGCCGGCACGATTAGCGAGGTCGGGCTATACACGGAGCGCAAAGAGGTCCGGACCATCAGCAGCAGCGACGATGCCAAGGCCCGCGTCATGGCCGAGCTGCGCCGGCTTATGAATGCCCAGGCCGAGGATGCGCACACCATCGACGCCGCGGCCAGCTCGCTGCTCGACGAATTGGCCGACGTGCGACCCCACCCATCCCCCACCAGCCCGATTGACGAAGCGGAGTCCCTGGCTGATGAACATACTATTCCACACAAACAATCCCAAAATTTACCAGAATCAGACCCCCACCCCCTCGATACA